GCCATGTCGGAGTATGTAATCTTGTGGTCATTGGCCTGAGTAGCAACCAGGCTCTGCTTTGTGGACTGTCTCGCAACCGTCTGCCTATTAGTTGTTGACCCTGCTTTCATAGTGCCTCCTTAAATTTTAGTGTATTCCATATTGTTTGCGACCATGCACCGCTTCAAAGCGCCAAAGGCTTCCGCAGTCCCGGTCACTTCAAAGCGAAGCGTATGAAGCTTCGGAGTGGGTGGTCTTTCCTCTGCAACCGGGCGGATGAACTGTGCAGTAGTCTGCGGAGGAGGAGCAATAGGCTCATCCTCGTCCTCTTCGCTGACTTCTGGTTCAGTGAACACAGCTTCAGCTTCCCGTGCCTTGCGCTCTTCCTCGGCTTTCTGAATAGCCTCAAGGCGTTTTCCCTCGGCGATTGCCTTGGAGAGATTCTTCGTTTTGCCGTACTCAGACAGCATGGCGGCTTCGTAGGGACTCCCCATACTGCGGATGGTGTCCAGTCCCTCCTTGAAGTCCTCAATTTGGGCGGTGATGGAGTTGGCCGCATCGATCTCGCTGAATGTGGCGTTCAGCCACTTGGGATCGAACACATCCTCAAAGGTGATGAAGTCCGCCACGTCGGAGGAGTGGTCATCGAAAAAGTCGGAGAGCCGCTGGCGCTTCTGCTCCTTGACCTCGTTCTCCATCGTCTTGATTTGTCCGTCGATGTTGGACGAAGCGCCGCTGACAATCCCGGTCAGCTCCTTGCACTTTGCCTCATACTCTTCGTAGGGTTTCATCCAGATCTTCTTGACGGCCTTGCGCTGGCTGTCGATGCCGTCCCTCACCTTGTTGAGGTTGGCGCGGAGTTTCTTGGCATCCGCTATGGCATCCTCCGTGACCACCATCGTGGCGTAAGGGGTCAGTTCCTCAGTGAGCCAGTCACGAACCGCTTCAAAGTTCGTTTCGATTTGGGTGTTGGCAACCGTTGCAAGGTCGGTGGTTACCTCAAACTGAATTTCCGACATCCTGTTCGTACATCTCCTTTCGTATCAGATAGCTTCTGCGGTGTGCGACTCTGGGATTCCAACCGCAGTTGTCGCAGTCGCCATCTTTCCGTTTATCCTGCGGGCAGACAATGGCTGCCCGGTTGTAAATGCACCCGTCAGGGTAGAGAACCGTCCTATCTAAGTTGGTAAAGGTGATGTCGGGTGCGTAGATGTATTCTTCGTCCATGTAGTTCCTTCCTTCAGATTCTCAGCGGCGTCGATGGTACGGTATCGGTTTCAACGCACCGCCAAAACTTTTCTTCCTCCGCCAACAGGTATTCCATGTTGTCTTCCATGTCCTCGCAAAGGAAGAGATATTCCCGGATGACGGATTCGGTTTTCCCTATGAGTTCCGCTTGCAGATAGGCATACCGAAACCCAGTTGCGAGAAGCTGGTGGGAGAGCTGGCAGAGGTATCCATCCGGCACACGACCATTCCATTTCTGCCAATCAGCCTTGCTCATCAGCGTGGCGGTCTTGATTTCAAGGATGCCCTGATCGCCGTCCTCATCCAGCAGTTCACCATCCAGTGTGGCTCTCAGCCAGGGGCGCTCCTCCTGATACACGAAATCAAAGGGGCGGTAGGTGAGCGTGAGTTCCGGGTGCTTCGCCATGAACAGGCTGCGGAGCGCATCCTCTGCCCGGTTGCCGTAGGCTACGGCTTCGTTGTCGGACAAGTCCTTCGACTTTGCTTTCCCGGTCTTCAGCTTCCACAAATCCAGTTTGGACATAAAGCCCATTCCGAGAATAGCCGAAGCTTCGGACGCCCCTATGTGTCCGTCCCTCGCGGACAGCCACTCATCACGGTTCTCATGGTGTTCGTAGACGATTCCCATTCAGCCACCTGCTCTGACATATCCGTAACGGTAACAGGAGTACCGCTTGCAGTTGGTACACTCCGGCTTGGGGCAAGAAAGGCACTCGTCGATGTCCCGCTGATCCGCGACTTTTTGCCGATGGTCACGGCGCATATCGCTCTCGCTGCTTGCATACACGCTGTCCCACGGTCTGACCGCCGTAGCCATAGATTCAAAAACGGTTTTTCTCATTGGCGTGTCGCCTCCAGTTTCTTTGCGACATCAAGAATGTCATAGACCTTTTTCCCGGTAGGGGAGTATGAGGGGAGGTCGGCGGTGAACTTCATGGCGGTCGCTCTGCTCACGCCCAGTTCGCTCATGACATTGGCGGTAGTCATAAAGCCGCCGTACCTCTCGTAGAGGACAGACCGCCGATCCGAAACCGCACGGTCTGTATTCAGCTTCACCCTTGGCATGACTCCATCAAAGCAGGTCAGGCAGACGGTCTTTCGCCTTAAAGTTGTAGTAGCCGAGGATCTGGCGGGCGTACTTCGTAGCGCCGGGGGAGGAGGATACCTTCCCGTCACGCACGATGGCGTAGGGAGCGACCTTCTTCAGCCGAGTCACGAAGGTCTTGGGCTTGAACTGCCCACCGTAGGTCTTGCAGAAGATGAACATTCCCTGAAGAATTTCCCGGCACAGGCTGTCGGATGCGCCACCCCAGGTCTTCTTAATAAGAGTGAGATAATCGACATACTCTTCAGCGGTCATTGCTCCATAGGCTTTCATCAGCGTGGACAGGGCAACGATCTTGTTGTCACCCTTGCTGCCCTTGAAGTCGATGATGAAGCCACACTTCTCCGCCAGCTTGACCATGTTGGTCACGTCGGGGTCTCCTGCATTCATCATGGCCCGGAGCTTATCGTTGATGTTCACGGAGCGGGCAAACTTGCCGTTCTGCTCAAGGAACATATTGACCTCATCGAGCCAGGTCATGCCGTAGAAAACCTTGCAGTCAACAAGAAGATCCTCATTCTTGTTCAGGGTGATGAGCACACGTTCGGTGTGGTGGCCGTCTACGATCCAGTATTTACCGTCGCGGAAGCTCACCTTGATGGGGTTGACCAGGTTGGGGTCGAAGTTGTCGATGATTTTCTTGACTCGCTCCGGGTCGATGGTTCGCTGATAGAGTTCGTCAACGAACAGGAACTTGGTATTGAGTTTCTTGTACTCAAACCGAAAAGCGCGGGCATATTTCATTTAAGTCTCTCCTTTACTTCTCGCCACTCGGCGTCAAATTCTTTCATCACGGCAAGGACTTTCCTGCCGTTGTCGGTCGCTACATCCATGTGCAGGTCAATGGAGTTGTGGTACTTGTTGATGAAGTCTTCCTGGAGCATCCGCAGATCTTCCAGCAGATCTTCGATACCGTACTCGACCACGGCGTTCTTATTCGTCGTGCGCTTATCCTGCTCGGCAATTTCCTGTGCGACAGGGGATAGGGTTTTCGGCTTGCTGATATTCCCAGAGGGAAACTTGACCTTTGGCGTGGGGTTGCGGATTTCTTCAACCGCTTCCGCTATCTGCTCCGGCTCCATCTTCCGCATATCTGCGATATCGGATTTGTTCGCCTTGGTTTCGCCTGAGAGGATTTCATCTTTAAATCCTGGGACAACAGCTTCGGCGGCATCCAAACCGCGACCGAATTCTACGGCAGTCCTGACAGCCTTTTCGGAAATTCCATGTTCCTCGGCGATGATTTTCCGCGTTTTGGGGTCTTTATCTGGTTGGTGGCCATTTGGGCCAACAACCTCTTTTGCCGTAAACTGGTTTTTCCCGGACGGGTTGGGGGTAGATTTCTGAAGAGCCTCGTACTCTTCCTGAATCAGCTTGTCGTATACGACTTTGCTGATGTTGCGGCGTCCGAGTTGGTTTCGGCATATCCATGCCACCACATCCCATTCATTGGAGAACTCTTGCTCAATGGTGGTGTAGGGGATTTCCGGGTGGCGTTGGATGATGTCCCATCTGTTATGACCATCTACAAGGATGTTCGTGCCTGCCCACAAGACAAGCGGCTCTCTTACGATGCCGTCAGATACGATGTTCTCTTCAAGCCTGCGGCGTTCTTCTTCGCTCGGCTTCGGAATCTTATCCCGGAACCGAGGATCAACGATGATGTCCAACGGGCTTCTCCTTTCTTCGTTGATAGTCCGTCATAACGGACATCGGTGGTGCTACTCTTCAGATATCCCCAGGATATCCATGATGGTCTGCTTGATCGGCGTCTTCTTGGTCGTGCCGTCCATAATCCGTTTGATGGTGGAGTTGTCACAGAATCTCCCGGTTCTGGCCGTCACTTCGGCGCACAGCCACGCCTGCGTCTTATCAAGGTCGATCAGCCGATGCTTGACCGCCTTTCTGAAATCTTCAGGCGGCATATCCCCCCTCCTTTCCTCCATGTTGTGCCGTTAAGTTGCGCAAACCCAATATTTTGCTATTGCATTTGCCACACTTGTGTGTTATTATGATGTCGCCAGACACAATAGATAACACAACGCACGGGTAGCATTTGCCGGGGCTTGGGTTTGTTTTATGTAAAACACAACTTTCAAGCATAATCTAACACAAATAAAGCAAGCTGTCAAGCACCTGCGGCACAAGTTACACAAGTTCAGCAAATTGCACAAAAAGGAGGTTATGTTCTGGTGTTTTACGACAACTATGTTAGGTTGTGCAACGAACAGGGTGAGGGGCCGACGGTGGTTGCAAAAAAGGTCGGCGTGGACAAGTCCGCTGCCTCAAGATGGTCAAAAGGTTCACTGCCACGGGACACGACATTGGTAAAGATTGCAGACTACTTTGGCGTTACAGTAGGAGAATTGATGGGAGATGAGCAGATAAAGCCGGAAACTGAGCGAGTCGGTGAGAAAGAAACAGAGAACGCAACTATCAATAGCGGTCTTGAAGCTGCGCTGGAGGCTTTGCGCAATCAGCCGGGGCGGAGAGCGTTGCTGTCCGCGACAAAGAACATGACCGAGGCACAGGTATTGAGATTCGCCGATTGGCTGGCGGATGTGACAGGAGGTAATAAGGATTGAAGTATATTGCTGGGGCAGACTATTACGTTCATTGGTTGCCGTTCCCGGAGGACAATGGGACGGATGGCGCCGCTGTCGTTCCCAACGATGACGGCACGTTCTCGATCCTGATGGATGAGAAACTGCTTCAGAATGCGAAGAAAGCGTACACCACCTATCAGCACGAAGTTTGTCATATCGAGGACGATGACTTTTATAATGAGAAGCCAATCTCTGAGATAGAGAAAATCTAAAGTGAGGGTTTGGATTTGCCTATATCGGGAGGCGATACTATTAATCAAAAATTAAAACCGAAGAAAAAATACAAGTACGTCCGAGAAACAGAGGTCGTGAACGGCCACCGCTATGAGGCCAGAGGAAAGACAAGAGCAGAGGCAAGAAAAAAACTGGCCGCTAAAATAGAAGCGGCCAGTAAAGGCGATGTCAGCATTGGCGGTGACATGACGGTAGGACAGTGGGTGTCGGTGTGGCTGTCAACATACTGCAAGCCCAGGATCAGAAAGCCGGGTGAGCCGAAGTTGAAAGGCACGACCAACGAAGCTACATATAAGGAAGCGGAGCAGCGGTGCAGGCTCTATATCGTTCCGGCAATAGGCAATCTTAAAATAAAAGAAGTCACGACGCCACACTTGCAGAAGATCCTGAACGACAACAAGGACAGTTCGTTCTCCTTGGTGTCCAAGCTGAGTATTACGATTAAGCGTGTCTTCCGGCAGGCGGCAATAGACCGGGTGATACCGTATGACCCATCCGTTGGCCTTGTCCTCCCAGCCGCTAAAAAAGGGAAAAGGCGGTCTTTATCCGACGATGAGAGAAATTATTTTCTCAAAGCCGCAGATAAAAACCGCCACGGGCTGTTATTCCGTTTTCTCGCCGCCACTGGGCTGCGCCCAAACGAACTGGCCGCGCTCCGCGTTGGCAGCGTGGATATAGACAAGCGCCTGGTTCATGTGACCCAGGCGGTGGAAACGGGGACGGATGAGGTATCGACGCCGAAGACAGACTCCGGCGTGAGGTTCACCGTCATCAACACGGCAGACGATCCGACCATAGCGGAGGATATCAGGACGCTTATCGGTGAACGGGATGCCGATGAATTTCTTTTCACTAAAAAGAATGGCGGTATGCTCTCCCGGCAGGCGCTCAAGATCTACTGGGCATCCTTTTCCCGGACATGGGACTTGGAGATGGGGGCAGAGCATACCAAGCAGGGACACATCTACGATCCGTCCGACTTGAAGTATGACGGTACACCGTTATACCCAGACCCAGCCGACCCATCGAAGCCGAGGGATGGCCACCGTCTTCCGCAGGACATTGTGCCGTACTGCCTACGCCACACCTTTGGCACGGACATGAAACGGCGGAATGTGCCTATCGAAGTGACCAAGTATCTCATGGGGCATTCGGACATCACCACCACCTCAAACATCTATCAGGACTCTGGAATTAAGGATGCAATACGCGCTGTAGACATCCTTGATACGCAGCTCAGTGTGGCAAAAAATGTGGCAAATTCTGAGTGACACTCAAAAAACCCAGTGTTTTCAATGGGTATAGCGTCGGGGCAAAGTGCTTCACACGCATGAGGTCACTGGTTCGAGTCCAGCAGTCTCCACCAAACGAGAGATCCCGGAAAACCTTGATTTATCAAGGGATTCCGGGATTTTTCTTTTTCCCAAAATGGTGGTAGTTTGCCGCCGCTAATGTCAAAACTATTCAGAAATGTATAGTTTTGGTGTGGCAAAAATGTGGCAAATAATTGTGTCCAATTAAATGGACAGGGGAGCCGTAGGCGTTTTCGCTTGCGACTCCCCTTTTTTTATTTATCCTCATCCGCCCTGGGCTTGGAGTTCCGTTGGCGGTATTCCCTCATGTATGCCGCTTGGTAGGCCCGGACTCTCTCCCGGTTCTTTTCTCTCCACTCCCGATTGTATGCAAGTCTTCGCTCTCGGTTCTTACGGTAGTATTCCCGTTGTCTCTCCCGGCGCTTCTGTCGGGCATACTCTTCGCCCGTCATTCATCATCGTCCTCATTGGCGGGCAACTCATACATCTCCAGCATATCCATGTCCATCGAGGACAGGAGTCCCATCGTTGCTTCAAGGATGTTGTTGTCCAGCTCGGCCCCTATCTCAATGAGGTCACCCACTTCAACATCAGGCAGCTCCTCGGCGTTGAGCAGGTACATATAGGTGATGATGCCCATTGCGGCGCACTTCAATTCATAGTCATCCATATTTAATTCCCCTCACCAATTTGCCGACGCTGGCAAATTGGTTTTTATATAATATCTCCGGCAGATAGCATCCGCAGCGTGAGCAGTATTTGCGTGAACCACGGATGTCTATTTTTAGGGGCAATCCGCAGGAAAAGCAGGTTTTAGATTGTTCCTCGTCATACCTCCTTTTTGCTTCTGTCACCAAAGCATCAACTGTCTTTCCCGCTGCCACAGCCGAGAACCTATCCAATCCCTCAAGCAATTCATCCACATCCAAAGACAAAGACCGCATTAAATCGGAATAGGTGTGGTAAGGAGTGAAGGTCACGGCGCTGCGATCAATTTTCCTTGTGAAGTTTGCGCATCTGTACTGGGATGAAACGTAGGTGAGTTTAACATTGCACTTGCCAGCGTTGGGTGGCACGGTGCAATAAAACTCGCATTCAATACAGCAGGCCATCTATACTCTCCGGCGGATCAGGCAGGGAAGTCCACGCCACGATAAAACCATCAATGTCAAACTTCTCTTTGAGGGCAGGTACAAACCAAAACTGGGGGATGCCGTTGATGTCGTCCACAATGTATCCCTCCCGGACGGTAGGGAACGGAAACTGCGTGGGGATAAACACCAGAACGCTCTCAAAGGCATCCGGTATTTTCTCCGCCGTGTTGTTCCATCCATCACTCATTGTGAATACCCCCAGTAACTGTCCCGGTGCATGGATTGGTAGCTACCGTCCATGAAATATTGGGGAAAGACGTGTCCTTGGGACACTGGCTCATCAGCAAACGGCACAGGCCGCAGGGCAGTTTATAGCCGCAGGAGTTCAGATAGCTACAAGCGGTGCCGGTTCCGATAGTCCCTTTCCCGTTTGTCGTGGTGAAATCATTGTTGGTGGTCATTTGAGTTCTACCTCCCATCCTTTTTCAAAATAAGCGGTCTTCCGCATATCGTAAGCGGTAAGCTCTCCGTTGATGTGGCAGTCCATGTTCTTCATGAACCGCTCATGGAACTTGTCCAGCCAATCGTCAGGCATATCCATGTCGCAGCCGATGGTGTAGACCATCAGATCGAGAACCATCTTTCCCCCAGCTTCCACGCCAAGGTCGTATGCCTTGTCTACATCGGCCTGCGACTTAGGGATTTTGTTGGGATTCGTTTTAGATTTTTGAGGCATTTGCGTCCTCCTCCGACCACACTGGCCGCTCCGCTTTCCAGCGACGCCACTTGAAGATCCGCCAAATGGGAGGCTCACGGTCGAGCCACTTCTTGAACTCGGCGATGTACTGGAGCCGGAGATTGTACCGCTTCTTATGCTCTTGGCGTTCGCTCATGTCTGTTCCTCCTTATCTGCCGGGATGATGGTGGGGGCGGATTCTTCGGCCCTTTCAAACATTTTGTAGCGAATCCAACATCCGCTGTCCCACCTCTGCATAGGGGAATCAGTTTCAAACGCTTCGTGATACATTGATTGCCTCAGCGCACCCGCATCAATCAGCCTCCCATGTTCCGGGACGGAGACGAGAGGGCACGGAAGCTTCGAGTATTTATTCTCGTCACCCTTTGCGTAGCAATACTCACCACAAAATCGACACTCAGCACAGCTTATCGGCATCTCCATGCCCTCGATATATACGCTCATTCTGTTTCCTCTCTCACATATCAAAGTGAACTCTCACATACTGCCCCGGAACGTCAGTTTTGAAATACATTTCGCCGTGGTAATCGTCCTCACAATATCCCGTCCATTGGTCAACGAAATATTCCTCGGTTACTCCGTTGGTATTTTTGAAATGCTCTATGTCCTCTTTATCAAGCGAAACAAATTGTGCCGTGTACCATTCAATTCCGTCTGTATCCATGAGAGCATCCAACTTTTTGGCGAGAAACCCAATCTTTGAAACGCACTTTGCGATTTCTTTTACTTCCTTGAAGGTTTCCATCATGTTTCCTCCTTCGTTACGGGTTTCCATGCCTCACTCATTTTCGTTTCCTCCGCTTGCCGGGATGATGGTGGGTGCATCAGATACATACATCTCAAAACACTCAAACGCCCTCGCCCAATTACGGGGCTGATGTTGTTTGCAGTAATTGTCGGTTTCCTGTTCTACACAAACACTCTCCAACGCATCCGCATCAATCAGCCTCCCATGCTCCGGGACGGGGATGAGAGGACAATTTTTGTACCGCTTTCCCGCAATCAGCGAAAAGGTTTCCTCAAACTCCTTGTTGAGAGCCATGCAAACATAGTCATCTGGATTGACCTTTTCTCTAAAGGGACAGTAAAAACAGCTTGTCGGCATCTCCATGCCCTTGATGTAAACGCTCATGGTTCACGCTCCGTTTCCAATCCCATAGTTGGGATCGCCACCGTGGGCCGGGTTGACGCAGGCCGTGAACTTGCAATACCCAAGGTCTGTTTTGAAATCGCAAACATAAGGGCATCTGCCTCCCCGTACATTGCCAAACGAAATGGTGGCGTTCGTGCTTGTGACGGTCTTCACGTTGTTGCACGGACACTCTGGCATCCACGGCGCAAGCGCCCGCCCGCACTTAGGGCAAATCCATCCCTCACTCATTCAGATTTCTCCTTTGGCAAAAGTTCCACGCTCTGAATATCGCTGTCGATTACAAAAATATCACTGTACGGGTCATCATCTTCGTTGTGGCAGTAAAGGATAGCATAGTCCGCTGCTCCGATGTTCATGCGCTCGATCCACCAAATAGCGCCCTCTGCTTTTGGATAGCCCACCTTGATTACCGTGCCGTCCTCAAACGCGATAAGGACATCTTTGTTATAGCAGCCTATTTCGTCATTCGGATATTCCGCGCCCTCACATTCAACGAGGTCATCTGAGCAGCCGTAAACTTTTATCATTCCTCGCCCTCCATCCTTACAGGCCAGATCGTGTCCGCCCATACCGATACCCCACACACCGGGCAGGTTATATGGCAGGTCATGACCTCTGACTTTCGATACTGGATTCTGGACTTGCACTCGGGGCAGGTCTCCTCGTAAATCGGAATGGGCTTTTTCTCCACGACTATCATATGGTCAGCCCCCTCCACTTCGGTACGCAATCGCCGTTATCGGGATCGCAGTCGGCGTCGGCGTAGGCGCAGATGGCGCACATCTCGTACTCGCACAAAACAAAGTCCAAATCCTTGAGCGCCGCTTTCAGCATCTTCCTGGTTTCTTCATGCTTCTTTTGGAGTGTTTCTTTCAACTCCGCATTCTGTCTGCGGAGTTCTTGGAGTTCAAGGTCTTGCTCGGTCATATTCATTCCTCATAGCTTTCCAGTTGATTTTCTTTCCGCACTCAGGGCAGTAGTCGAAGTGTATAAGCGGAGTATTCTTCCGACGGTCGAGGAAGTCTTTCAGTGTGTACTCTTTGCGTTTCAGCACCTCTATCACGTCAAGCCCCCATTCGGCGGCATCACGGTCAAGAGATTCGTTCCAGCGTATTGTTTCTGAAATTTTAGCTTCGATGTTGGTAAGCGTAACCAACCCATTCCGCTCGTCAAGGTAAAGGCCGACGATGCACTCATGCTCCGTCATGGGCGCACCACCCTGTTTTCCCATTTTTTGTAGGCATCCAAGTACGCCTCATCCTTATCGCCGTTGTAGGTGAACTCGTAGTACATACCATCGGGCAACGGCGTGGAGAGCAGCGCCTTGTGGTTCTGAAGCGTCTTGCAGTACCAGACAATGAAGACATCCTCTTTACCAAAAGAAATATTGTCGGTTGGGCCTGTGTGCGAAACAGCGTAGCTATACACCGTTTCCTTGGCCCATTCCATAAACTCAGCTTGGGTCATTTCTGTTCCTCCGTTTTGGTCTTGACCATCTTCTTCAGCTTGGAGTTGCTGCCAAAGATCTTGATTGCCAGCGCAGCGGTGAACGCAGAGTAGGCGTTGTCTTCCTCGCCCTCCGACAGCTTCACGATGGTCTTCGTGCCATCCTGCCAGAAAACGATAGTGGCAGGGCCGGAGCGCAGTATGCGCTTGGGGGTGTAAATGCGGTCTGCAAATGCCTCCTCTATTTCTCGCAGAGGAACGCAAGCATTAACGGGGGCGAAATCAAGAGATGCTAAATGGCTTATGGGGTAATATCCATCTCCAATTTTTGCTTCACAAGACGGGAGGAGATCTGCCCCCATATACCCCAGCTCACGATAATCCTCCACAAGTCTCCCGTGATTATCGAACATCATGGTTTATTCCCTCCTTAAAAAGTGTTTCCTGTCCGTCTATTTCTTCCGGCGGAGTCGGATATCCCCTAACCAGCCGGATGATTGGATTGCCGTTATATGCCTTGTTGTACATACCGCAGGCATCGTAGGACAGCCGCCAGTCAGATGCCTCGCTGTCCGTGATGCCGTACACCTCGCACTTGCTCAGATAACGGGAGCGGTATCGACCATGCAAGAAATGGTCGCACGTCTTGCATTTATTTCCGGGGCTGAATCCGAACTCCCGGTGCATCAGATCAATCTTTCGTATGGTCATAGGCGAAAGATTGAAAAGTCTCTACGCTGCGGTCGTTTGCCGTTGAGCGTCTCAGACAGATGCCCATAGTTGACTCCAAGTTCTTTGGCGGCAGTCAGTAAAGACGGGAACTTAATCATTTCCCCATTGGCCTTGACAACGGATACTGGCATACGCCCATAGTCGCGCTTCATGCCCATAGCCTGGTAGTCGGTATTCCCCCATACAGTTTTCATATGAGAAAGGGTTAGTGGGTCGTTGGTCTGCTCCTTGTTTGTTGCCCATTCAAGGTTGACCATTCGGTTATCTGCTTTAATCCCATTCTTGTGATTGACCGTGGGCTTGTCACTTGGGTTGGGGATGAACGCCGTTGCTATGAGTCGATGAGCTTTAACGCAACGGCGCTCACCATTAACGCATAGGGTGTAGTAAAGATAGCCGTACTTGTCCGTGGCAGGCTTCAGCACTTTCTTTGATGCAATGCTATATACATCCCCATCAGAAGAAACGAGATAGTGATTTGGGAATATGGGGGATGGTTTCCATTCAGAGGTACTCATCAAGGTCACCCTCAATTCCGGCATCCTCATCGCCGAAATGTTTTTTGCAGACGGCAATCGGAAATTCTTCTATTTCCGAAGTCCACTTGGCCGTGCCACGCCCATTTATCTTTTCCCAACAATAAGGAAAGCCCGAGATGCCATCGAATAGACTTCCCAGGGTCGGCGTGTAGTCTTCGTCATACTGGGCGGAGATTCTGTTCAGCAACCAGTACCAAAAGGGGAGAGCAATGCTATTGCCTAACGCCTTATAACGTGGGGTGTCGGCTTCCTTGTGGACCTTGCCCTTGCTGTCCGTCCATTCGCCTATCCTCGTCCAAAAATCGGGAAATGCTTGCAGACGCTCACATTCCAAAGGCGTCAGACGGCGGACCGTGTTGCCGGTTCGGCAGACATTGTTGGAGTTGAGGTTCTGCCCTTGCTCCTTTGCCTGGAGCGTTCCGTTCACATCAGCGTTCTCCGTAGCGTTACGGCAGTCAACGGCAACGCCGTGGGTATCTACCACATTCAAGGTAAACGAGACTTCTTCGCTATACCCGTTCCCGTGAGAATTAAGGGATGTTAGCCCCCCCCCTGAATGCTGAAGGACGGATTGGTTATTGAGGGTTGACAACGCTCCAACGTGTTCACCTTGCAAGAGGATTCCTTTGCCCCCCCCTGGTTTACCGGCTCGTTCTTGAAAGCTGATGGCGTGGTCTTCTGTCAGCACAGCCTGGGGCTGCTTGTAATCCCTTGCGGCCAATGTGTTGGCAGACTCATGGTGGACATAGGTTTGACCAATCTTCTCGTCGATAGTCCAGCTGTCCGTAATCATCGGAACATATCCGCCGCCCATGCCCATTGAAGCCGGAAGGGTAGGGGACACGCCATTGTCCGTTACCGTGGCGTGGTTCTGATTGCTCTCCAACACGATGGGTTCTGATACAAGCGCAGCGGGATATCCCTGCCCAGCCTGTCCACCGCCGCTCGTTACCGATGTGGTCTTCTCTTCCATAAGCCACGCTTCGCCATTGCCTTTGGATACAATGCCAGCCGCAAGCACGGAAGACCCGGAGTGACCAGCTACACCGCAAGACTCTTCGGTGATCGTCACCGCAACATCGCCGGTGATTTTGTGGTTGTATAAATCAACCGCCACCGGCAGGACGCCATGCTGTTCTATCGTGTTCAGCGTGTACATCACATCGGACTCAGCGTAGCCGTTGCCGAAGTGGGATTCCCTCGACCCGTTTCCCTCAAGGCAGATGGTGTCCGGCTTATCCAACACATAGGCTTCGCCGCCACCATACCGTGCTTCGCCACTGTATAGGGTTTCTGCCACGCCTTCAGCCGACTGGACGTGCTTGCTCTGTATATCCCAGGGGTTCAGGCATCCAGCCCCGCCTGTCTCCGAAGCGCCGCATCCAACGCAGCCGGAAGCGCACGGCCCCGCTTCTCTGCCCTGTTCAGAATCCCCTGACACGCCTTGGGCGACAGATTGTACTTCGGGTCTGGATTGCGCTCCAGTATCTGACTCAGTTTCGTATGGACCACCACCCGGGGCTTCTCGCTCAAGTTGAGGGTCAAACATAATCCACGGCGCTGCAAGTCCTCCGAAGTCAGCCAGTAGCGATATTCTTTTTCTCCGTTGAGGTACACCGTGGAACTGCGCATCGTGTACCCGCCAGGCCACACTCCACTTTCCCAGTTCATCGTAGATGCACCCGGATTTGCTCCATCGCCCTTCTTCAGGCAAAGGCACACTGGGAGCGGTGGGTTCGGCAATTTTGATGATTTCTTCAAGGACGGCTTGGAAGTCTTTGCCGTGGTTGGAGCTGAAAGCTCCGGGCACGTTTTCCCAAACCATCCATCGGGGTCGAACATCGACTCCTGTCCTTCCAATACTTCTGTCATGCTCTCTCATCTCCTTTACAAGTCTTACCTGATCCATGAACAGACCAGACCGGGTGGTTTCGTCATCGCCGTTAGCTTCGTGCTTCATCCCGGCGCGCTTGCCCGCAACGGACAAATCCTGACACGGGCTTCCTCCAGTAATCACATCCACTACCGGGATTTCTGCGCCGTTCAGTTTTGTGATGTCACCTAAGTGCTTAATGATAATCGCCTCCTCACACAATACGCAACTTACGCAACTACTTTCAGTATACTCGTATTGTCAACCGGCATCGGAGGGTGGTTATTAAAATTTTTAGAAAAAAATAAAACCGTGACAGAACATCGCGGTTTTATATTGCAGAACCAGTTTTGGAATGGGGGTGGTCAGCAACCTTAACTATAACCACCCAAAACTCTAACTATAATCTCAACTATATTTTCTCCAGTAATTGCAGGGAAAGTGTAACTATTGGAGAGAATCCGCCGCCCGGTGGCTGCCACCACCCCGACGCTACGCCGCTCACCAGTTGGTGACAAGCCGCACCCAACTCGACCACCAGCCGATAATAAAAGCGCCCGCCATGACGACGAGCGCTCCGGCTGGAGAAAAACTCCAGTCTATGAAAGGACACCACGGGAACCACCACGAACCCGGGGTCTATTTTTTTATACCACCATACCCAGCTTCTGTCAAGAAGAACGCCCACCGCCGCGACGATGAGCGTTCCCCTTGAAATGGAGGTCAGCCTATGAAGCGCAGCGAGAAAAATCATGAGGGGGGGGCATTGGGGTCTTGCACCCCTTTGGCTCTTCGAGGTAATGTCCCCGTCGCCTGATGTCTCCGCCCCAATGCGGGGTGAGCTATGCCCCATATAGTCGGCACTGTCGTAGTTCCCACGGGTGTTTAACCCAGGTAATCAGCAAACATGTACTTCTGCGGTGCAAACTCTCCGTACAAATCTCTCTCTGCGGCAAGTCTCGCACGGATCGCGTCATCCTTGTCTTTGAAGTGGCCGAGATATTTTATCTTATAGTCAACGCCTATTTGCGCTGACCACCGCTGCTTATCGGCATTCCATCGCACACCAATGACGCCGCTCGTGTTCCTGGCCTGAATGCCAGCGTTGCGATTGTTCCCTTGAGTAGTGCAGAGCCGAAGGTTCGCTCTCCGGTTATCATCTTTGTCGTGGTTGATGTGATCGACAGACTCCGCACCAGTAATGTCGCTCTTCAGAAGCAACCGATGAAGAAATGTCTGTCGGTTATCTTTTGTGCAGGCCCAGTATCCGTCGCGTGTTTTTCTCCACCAATATCCGTTTATGACAGGTAGAT